AGCTCTCTGCGCTCCTTGCTTGTGCGTTCTGCTGAGTCTAGCGGTCGAGGATGGAGCTTCGCTAGCAGGGACGATGCCGGACTTTGGGTGGATTTAGGGCTAGTGTCGCCAGTTGCATGGGCCTCATTGGAAACGGCTGTAGCGCGCCGAGGAGGCGTTGGCAGCGACTTGCCGGACTAGTGCTAGTCCCTCTGGGGTTAAGTAGGCATACGAGCGGTGCCAGATGGAATAGCTCGTGACGCAGATAAGGCCAGCAGACCGCAGACCCCAATAAGGCTCCACGCGCCGGTTGCTGCAGCGATGTGCCGTATCGATCGACACGGCACTTTCCTGCAGGAGCTGGCGCAAGATGGATCGCTGTGGCTTGGACAGGTCGCCGTAGATGCTCATGGGGTCCTCATGCCGGCATGGTGCCGTGTCAGGCCGTGACGCGTCACGATTAGCCGCCCGTGTATCGGTTCTGCACCGACTCCGGGAACGTAGCCATCGGACGGTTCGCGACACCGATGATGGTGCCGCCCGACTGGGTGGATGCGCGGACGCCGGCGCCGCCCCCACTCGCTCCGCTCGCAGGTTCAGCGCCGCCGCCCTCGCGGTCCAGCCGGTATAGGCGGGCCTCGGGCTCTCGTCGCGGAGCCTGCCGTGGCCACGCGGTGGCGACGGACTCGTACGTCCTGGCGCTCAGGGTGACGCCGAAGGCCGCGATCTTGACCTTGTAGCCCATGGCGATGAGCTGATCGAAGGTGAGTTGATCGGCCGTATTGCCGGAGCTATCCACCCATTCGACCATGCCGACCTCGCGATCACCCATGCTCGCTCGAAACACGAGTCGGATGCGGTTGACGTTGGTCAGTTCGGCCACGTATCGCTGCTCGATGGTCATGCCGGCGAACGGATCGGGCGGCGGTGCTGCCTTGGGCGCCATCGGCATGACCGGTGCAGGGTTCGCCGCGGTTGGGCCTAGGGCACGCGATCCGGGCACGGCCTGCACCTTCCCACTGCCCTCGCCCACCTTGCCGTCTTGGAAAAAGAAGCTGACGAAGAAGTAAGCGCCGATCAGGCCGACCGTGCCGAAAATGATGCCGCGCAGCGCCATGGCGCGCCACACGTTGGTCCCGCCCTCATCGTAGACCTCCGTGTTTTCCGCACCCACCGCGTAGCCGTGGTAGAGCGGATAGATGGCCGGATCGTACTTCTCAGTCTTGCCGCCGACCTTCTCGTATTTGCCTGGACTGGTGGTGTGCCAGAACGTTACCCGGTACCGCGATTTGAGGCCTACCGCCGTGAGTTTCTGAAATACGTTCTTCCGCTCAATACGAGCGCGTACCGCCTGATGCACGCGGTTGATCCACTGGGTCATGATCACCGCATCGCCGCCGTTCTGGCCAAGCAGCGCCCAGAAGTTCTCTACCGCATCGGGCAGCGGCAGGCGCTGGGACACGTAGAACTCGTGGACCTCATCGATCACCACGAGCGAATCCTTGAACTGATCGGGGATGCACCACTGCCCGGTTTCAGCGTCTTTCTCGCAGGCAAACAGCTTGGACACGTCCTTGGTGTCCACCAGCACCAACAGATCCTGCACCTCATCAAGCGGCATGCCCAGGTACGCGGCGATGCGCTCGTGGCTCAGGCCGTTGAGGCGCGCAAACACGCGGCGGCGCTTCTTGAGGTTGGGCAGAATGTGATTCTTGACCGCATCGTAGCTCTTGCCGGCGCGCGGCACACCTTCGTTGAATACGAGCATCTCACCATTTCCCCAGTGTCAGGATTTTGCGCAGCATGCGGAAGGTGATCGCCGCCGAAATCATGGCAAAGCACTCTGCCACCTGAAACGTCTCCACGAACCAGCCGACGACCGGGCCGGCTTTGCCCAGCATCGCGTTGAGGCTGTTTTGTTCCAGAAATTCCGGCACCGGCAGCATCTCAATCACCCGGGCTACAAGCTCAAGGGACTGATCGATGGCGAAGAGAACGAGATCCTTGAAGAACAGCACGATGGCGTCCCACAGGCGCTCGACCTGCTTGCGCAGGAATTCGCCCAGGTCACCGAGCCAGCCGGCATGCATGAGGGTGAGAAGTAAGTTCATCACATGAGCGCAATTTTGGCCGCCTGATAGGCAGCAAGGGAAAGAAGGACCCAGCCCATCAGGGTCAGCATTTCGGCGAACTCGCCGCCGCAGTGAACATCGAGCGTCATGGCCTGCCAGTAGTCGCTTGCGGGCAACTCAAACACCGGGCAGGACCCGCCGACGTTAATCACAAAGAAGCCGGTGGTGGCCTTGTATATCTCTGACTGGGCCACGCGGTCCTTGAACTTGTCCAGGACCTCGCCGACATTGCCGGTGGAATACTCTTGGGTATAGAGCGGCCCGCCCCAGTCGCCGGGAAGGCCCGGATCAGTGCCACCACCCTCCCCCGGGTTGCCGGGGTTGCCGGGATTGGTGCCGCCGCCCTCATCAGGCACGCAGATGCCGCCGACTTCCTTTTCCCCTTCCTCGCACTCTGGCCCCTCTTCGTCGGGGCGTACCTCCACAGGCTCGGGGGCGTCACCCGCCGCGCAGGTCGCGCCGGTAGGAGAGAACATATGGCCGCTGGGCGCGTCGACATCCAGCGCGCTGGTGTACATGCAGCCTTGATAGCAGACATTGACCGAGGCAGCGGTCGGCCCACCTTTCCAGTTCCATTCATACGAGCGATCGCTGCACATGCCCACGAAGTAGTGCATGAAATATCGGGGGGTCGCGACGAAGGCGCTACTACCGACGCGGCAATACACGGCGACCGTGAAAGAGTTGCCGGACTGAGAGTACGAGGCGGTGATCTTCGGTCCGTAGTAGGTCATGGTGGGATAGCCCGGAGTGGGCATGCACAGGATCGGCCCTACTTCGTCTGCACTGGCGCGAGCCACCTTGTAGGCACGGCCCTCATCGCAGCCGTCCTCAAGGTCGCCGCATTCCTGCGACCCCTCCTGGGCATCCGCAGGTTGTACCGCGATGGCGCAGGCGACCGCCAGCAGCAGGGCAAAGATGAGCCGCGTCACTGGGCGATCCCCAGCGCGACGGCGATGCCACACAGGGCGCTTATGAAACCAGCGAACAAGCAGACGATCATCACGAAACTCCTTTTCAGTGTCCGGAAATGAAAAGGGGGAGGTTGCCCTCCCCCGCTTCACTTACTTGCCGAAGAAGCCGGCGACCTTCCTGCCGCCCCAGGTGGCGAAGCCCACCAGCGCGAGGATGGCGCAGGCGCCGAGAACTGCGGTCACTGCGGTGGACGCGTCGACGCCGGTCAGAATGTTGCTGAAATCAATGCCCGTACCCATGGTGAAGCTCCTTTTCTGTGATTGAGGTTGATGCCGGTCAAGCTTTGTGGAACACCGCCGCGACGGAACCGGCAACCCGCGCGACGACGAAGAGGAAGACGATCAACCCGAACGGACCAGCCGCCCACGTTGCCAGCACCTCTTTGTCTGGAATTTCGAATGCCTGAGCGATCAAGGCGACGGTAGAAACCTCTGCGCCGCTGAGCAGCACATATCCGCTGCACTCAGCCACAGGCTGGCCCGTGGGGACGATGGTCCCGTTCTCAGTGAGTGCGACGCAGAGGCCCATGGTTTTAGGCCTTGACCGGCGGCGGGGCCGACTTGGCCACCAGCGGAATCAGGTCGACATAACGCTTGAGCGTCAGGTCGCCGTACTGGCCCAGCGCGAAGGACTTGGGGTCGATGTCGTATTCGCCAGCCGGATAGGCCGGGCGTTTGCCGAGGCCAACGCGGAACGGCAGTTCGAAGTCGTTGCCCAGGTCGAGGCCGACCATCTGGGAACGGATGATGGTGCCGGTCTTCTGGTTGTGCTCTTCTTCGACGGCGGCGGATTTTACGCGGCAGATGGGCATAGTTCTTCTCTCACGAATTTGTGTAGGGCGTCACCCTTGGCGATACCTCTGAACCTTCCGGGGTGACCGTCGCGGAGGATGAGGGCTTCAACGACGTCCGACCACGAATGGCCATATGCGCCGCGCAGAACATTGAGCAAGGGGCCAGCGGACCGGTTGAGCCAGTTCACTGCCGCCTTGGCGGAAACTTCGACTTGCTTGCGGATCGTCTTAAGGCGGGTGCACACGCCTTGGATCAACTCGCGCATGACGCTGTATGCCCCGCGCAGGTACGCGCCGGGATCGAGCAGCACATCAAGCGGCACGTCAACGTGCTTGCCGTACAGGCGCACCTCTGCGCGCACCCATGGCGAAGACGGCAGGCCCAACTGCTTGCCCTTCTCGTAGACGCAAAGCTCTTTATGGCCTTTGCCGCCGATGTAGAGCGTCGAGCCGGTGCCGTGGCCTTCGTCGGACATAAAGCGATGCTTTGGTGGACAGCCGCCCTCGCAGAAGTCACCAGCGGCAGCGCGCTCTCGGAGCGCATGCACGTCCAGGCGGGTGCCTTCGTAGTCGTCGTGCGCGCAATCAACGCGGCTGATCTTGGCGCGCAACTGCTGGGACGCCTTGTAGGTGGTGCGCCAGTTCTTGACCCACTTGCAGCCTGCGCCGGTCAGGCTGACGCAGATCGTTTCCTTGTTGCCGCCAGCGCCGATGCGCCCGACAAGCTCACCCTCGCGGTCGATCAAGACGGCGGACAGGGTGTAGAAATTCCAGTTCTTCTCGCGAAGCGGACCGGCGCGAACTTCACCCCGGAAGCCGAACAGCTTGAACAAAAGCAACTCGATGTTGGAGCAACGAAAATCCTCAACAGCGGATTGGGGCATCACAAGTGTCAGGTAGTCGATAATTGCGGTTTGCTGACACTTTTGGCCCGTGTTACTCCCCGGGCCAACCTGCCCTGCCCCTTCGCGTCTTTCCACCGGCCCAGCCGGTAAAAACTGCTGTGCTACGCGAGTAGCACACTCAGCCGCAGCGCGACCGCGCGCCCAAAATTCACTCTCTGCAAGCTGCATGCGTGCGGAATCAGTCACGGGGCTGCACCTCGTCCTGAGTGAGGCAGACGCAGGTGCGGCGGCAAAAGCAGTAGCCGGGCGTGCATTGAGGCGTTCGCCACAGCCAGCGGTAGGCGCGGTCGAGCAGCACATCGAGCCAGGCACTGAGTGCGCCCCATGCAGCGCCGATAAGGCCAGCGGCGGCGAGCAGCCCGAACACGATGAACACGCCGTCCGTCTGCGGCAGAAGGTCGCTGGCGATGCACGACAGGGCGTCAGACATTGCGCGCCTCGATCCGTGCCAGATCGCGGGCGGTTCGCTGGGCGAGTTCGGCGCGTGCCAGGGCAACAAGATTGGCCTGCCGGGCAGCGCTGGAACGCTGGGAGGCGCGGTGATGCGCCAGCCAGCTAACCAGCCGGGAGGCCCCAAAGGCCAGCAGTATGCATGCGCCGATCAGGCACAGGGTGCAGATGACGGCGCTCATGCGAGAATCCCCCCATCCGGAAAACCGACTGAGGGGGCGGCATGACGAACTGGAGCACAAGGAAGATTGAAGTCAGAGACGTGCTGGTCGTCAGCGTGATAGCGGCCCTTTGGGGTGCCGTGCTCAGTTGGTTGATCTTCGCGTGGACCGGTGAACCTGCGAAGACTTTTGACATTGGCAGCGTCTCCGACTGGGCCGCGGCTGCCGGTACGTGGGTCATTGGCTATGGGGCGTGGAAGTACGCAAAGGAATCGCACTTGCAACGCGTGGCAGAGGTTCGCAGCACGCTGAGGAGGGAGAATAATGCTCTCTTGAACAAGCTCAAGATTGCGAAGAACAGGGCTGCGGCGGCGGCTCGGGGCAGATCCTCGATCGGAGACTTTTTCGAGCGTGAAGACTCCGAACGCACCCTGCTTAACGCACGTGCACGAGTTGAGGTCGCCGAAAAGTTCTTGACGCGCCTCCACTGGGACGACGCGGAGAAGGTTGTTCTTTATCCAGGCGCTCTGGATGTTCTTGACAAACTTGAGGTACGCGTGGCGGCCTTTCTGGACATGGCTGCGCGCTTTCGAGATGAGTATCCCGAGATTACAACTGACCCCGTAACGGACGACACCCTTTGGATTGCTTACCTGATCGAACAGGCGAACGCCGCCGGGGCCCTGAGTGACGAGCTGGTCGGTCTGATTGAAGCGCAACATGCGGGAGTTAGCGATGCGATGCAGGAGAATGATCTGCCGCACATAGACGTCAAATGACTTCGGATCCCGCATGTCCACCCCCTCTCTAGCCCCTAGAAGCCACGCTAGCGGCTTAGGGGCCGGCTGACGGGCGATGTCAGCAGTGTGCTGACATCAGGGCGCGAATGTATGCTGGGTGCTGACACTGTGTCAACCGGGTGCTTACATGAGCCAGAGCTACGACCTCTTCTGCCGCTGGAAACACGTTAAGAAGATCCAGAGCGACAACGCTGGTGCCATCGCTTTGGGGGTGACCCGCGCGACGGTTTCTAGCTGGAAACAAGGGAAAAATGCGGAAATCCAGTACATCGAGCAGATGGCGTTGGAGATCGGTGACAGCCCCGAAACGTGGTCCGCTCTGGTTATGGCCGAGCGCAGTAATTCGGAGGCCGAGAAAGCGGCTTGGAAGCGAATTGCGCAGAAGTTAGCGTCGGTCGCTATGGCCCTAGCGCTGGGGGTAGGCTTCGCCTCGCCTCGCGAAGTACAGGCAGCCGTGGGCGGCTTTGATGTGGCACCTTCTATACATTATGCGAAATGACGTAACGGCCCGTCTGGAGGGGTTCGCAGGCTCCCGCTGGCGCTGGATCAAGCTCTGAATCGGCTTTTGCTTCCCTACTCGTTCTCCCAACAAGACGAGATTGCAGCATGAGCGAGATGGACCCGCACGACCGTATCGACCTAACAGGCCACATGTTCACCCCCGAGGGCCACAGCCTCGAACCTTGCGACGTGACCTGGTGGTCGTTGAGCTGCAACATTGTCCGGGAATAGCGGCTACACCCCGACAGCCTGGAAAGTCACGACCTGCGCGATGGCGATGACATACACGACGCATGCCACCACTGCCACGACTTGGATCATGCAGAGGACTTTAGTCCACTCAACTGCGCGAATTAGAGTATCCCGGCTAGCTATGTCGAGAGGTTTCTTGAGTTCGGACCTCATCCTGCGGCGCACTTGCCAAGGCAATATTTGGAGAATTGCAAGCTGCACGCCTTGTGGCAAAGGGTTCACGTGTGAAGGCATCTCATTGCCAAATGCTTTAACAGCCTGCTCGTATCCGTCCCGAGCAGCATTGTGGCTGATCAAACGATATTTGACCCAGAAGCCGAGCATTATTCCGAAGCCAAGGAGGCCAAGGATGTTTAAGAGTGGCAGAACGCCGCTGCCCACGACGGGCGTCATACGATCTGAATTGGAGAGCACGAGGGCGAAGGCGGCGGCGCAGCCGCCCGTAATCCAACCAGAGAATTGCCCTGCTTCCTTCGCCACGCTGAACGCTGCCGCCCTGCAAATTACCAGGGCGGCCGCCTTTTCACTTTCGGTGGGTGAAATGCTCATCTTCGCTCCCCTGTATCGAGCAGTGGTTATTGCAGCAGCCAAGAAAGAAATCAATGCCCTGCCTTTCCTGCTATTCGCCAGCGTAGCGATTCTGCACCCTCACCGCCTGCACAACCCGCTCTGCCTGCATACGCCGCAGCCGTTCAACATAGGCCAGTCGTCGACGCGACCCCCGCCTTTCATTGGCGCCAGGTCACTCCGCGGCACATTCCTGCACCCAACCGGGTTCACCCACTAGAATGGCTGCCGGCTTCTCTTGGGCATGGGACATGGACGACCAACGCACGGCAAACGCGATTCATACGATCTGGTGGCAGGTGGCGCTCGGCGGCTTCCTTGCGCTTACCGCCCACAGTGTCGTGGAGGCGGCGTACGCCAGGTACCAGCTTCAACAGGTTACTCGGCAGTTCGAGGCGGACCTCAAGGCGATGCCCTCCTCGCTTTTGCCGGACGCGCCGACGCCGCCGCGCGAGCACCCCATGCCATTGCGCCAGAACGAGCGCTGCATACAGGGGCGCCGGTTTGAGCGGGTGCAGAACGGCTGGAGGCAGATCAATGCCCCGTGCTAGGTCGCGCATGCCGCGTGCATTGGCCGCAGACCCACGGGCACGAGCGTGAGCGCTGGCGATACGGGCCGCAGCGCCGCCCGCTGGATAGCGCTCGTGGTGTTTCTGGTCATGTTGTTCGGCATTCCGCACAATTCGCCGTGGTTTGGCCTGGTGCTGCTGTATCTGCTGCTGGGTGCGCTGTATGTCGTCGGCGCGATCCTGTGGGTGGCCCTGCGTAGCCGCGGCGCGGCAGCGGCCCTCGGTCGTACGCCGCCGGTGCGCGCGTTGCTTCCTCGCGAGAAGGAGGCGCTTGACTGGTTTGGCCAGCCAGAGCGGGCAATCTGGCGCATGCCGCGCGGGAACGTGGTGGACCTGCTGGCTGCCGTGCGCGCCGCTGGCGCGGCGCCTTCGGTCCACGCGCTGAGCGGTCCGTTCGTGCGGACGGCGAGTGCCGGGGTGTATGAGCGGCGCGATTGCATCGGCGGCGTCGAGGTCCTATTGCTGCCGGGCGCAGAACAGCACCTGCGCCCGGGCAATGACGCGGATGTTCTGCTGTGTGGGCGGTTCGCGGTCGTGCTTGCCCTGAACAAGACGTGGCGTATTGATCAGGCGCGCTCGCTGCTGAAATAG